CATCAGGCAAACCTGTATGGCCAGAATACTGGACTCTTGAAGATTTAGAAGGTGTAAAAGCTTCCATACCCTTGTCAAAATGGAATGCACAATACATGCAGAATCCAACTTCAGAAGAAGGAGCACTTATAAAACGAGAGTGGTGGAGAGCTTGGGAAGACGATGAGCTTCCACCTTTGCAACATGTAATACAATCTTATGATACAGCTTTCATGAAAAAAGAATCTGCTGACTATAGTGCAATTACAACTTGGGGTGTATTTCGTGAAACCGAAGATAGCCCACCTAATTTAATTTTGGTAGATGCATTAAAAGGTAGATACGAATTTCCTGAGCTGCGTAGAATCGCGCTCGAACAATACGGCTACTGGAATCCAGAAACAGTTATTGTTGAATCCAAAGCATCTGGTCTGCCACTAACTTATGAGTTGCGTAAGATGGGTATACCTGTTATAAATTTTACACCTAGTAAAGGCAACGATAAGCATACTAGAGTAAACGCAGTGTCACCGCTCTTTGAGTCGGGACTGATATGGGCGCCCAAAGAAATGGAATTTGCACAGGAAGTTATCGAAGAATGTGCTGCTTTCCCTTACGGAGATCATGATGATTTAGTCGATTCCATGACCCAAGCGTTAATGAGGTTCAGACAAGGTGGGTTGATTTCTCACCCTGAAGATTATATAGAAGAACCAACGATTAAAAAACAGAGGACATATTACTAATGGAAGAAGAATCATACGCAGACGTTATTGACGCTTACGAATCTGGTGTAGGAGTTTTGGAAGGAGAATCCTTGACTGACTACATAAAAAGAAATAACATACAGATCAAAGATTTAACAGGAAGTAGACCTATGGAAAACGAAGGCATCATGCAAGCCTCAACAAGAACTATTGATCCCACAGTTACAATGGAAGAAGTTGTAATCGAATTCATAAAAGAAAAGGGAAGAAAACCAAATAGCATTGATGAACTAAAAGAATTTTATTTTGAAAAAATGGGTGCTACAGAAAATGTAAATCCATCAATGGCCTCTGCTTCAGGTTCATACACTGATGACGAGCTCATGATGTACGAACAGTACAAATACGACATGAACGAACAAAGACCTGGAATGCCGATCATGAATATAGATGACTTCTTAAGAATGGAATTAGGATCTGCAAGAGCAGGTGTTCAAGCTGGAGGATTACCAGGTATCTTAGGAGTTTAAATTGAAGCTCCATCATTACAACGAAGCCTACGCATGGATGGTCAGGCGAGAAAAATTCGCTAACGGTACACCCGAACCAAAACTTGAACGAACTTTTGCTGACAAACTTAGAACATTAAAAGAAGTTTCAAAAGGCATTGCTCCTGAATCTAGACTCCGGTTGCTAGATTATTTTATCCAAGAAGCTTTAGAAAAAAATCAAATCACCAAGGATCAGGCATCAGGAATCTATGATCAACTTCAACAAGACAAAGATAAAATTAGAGAACAGATTGATGCTTACGAAAGAGAAAATTTTTCAGACGGTAGTTTATCCGTTCAAACTCTTAACCCTGCGTTTCCAACAAAAGATCCTACATCGACAGATTTTAAACCTTTAGATGTACCTGGAGCTATAATACCTCCACTTGCACTTGGTGCAACTGCAAAAAGAATTAAAGATACATTTTTTAGTAAAGATAAAGGCGATGATAAAAAAGAAATTGTTCCTTCTGATAAAAGTGAACCACCTATGAAACAACCTGATGAAGAACCTCCTGTATTACAGGAACTAGCAGAAGATGTTCTTATTGATACAGCTGTTAATAGACTAAGAAAAAAAGAAATGAACCCTGAAAAAAGAGATGCTAGAACTGCACTCGCAAGAAATCTTAATTTACCTGTAACTCGAAGTGGTATGCTTGAAATTAGAAAAGGAAATTATTTTAATGACAGATTACAAACATTAAAAGAAAAAGGTGTAAACTTTGATGGTTATTATAGTATACCAGAAATTGCTAATTTGTTAGGTACAAAATCAAGTTCAGGTATACAAAGTTATGTAAATGATAAGAACATTCCGACAATTAAAAAAGGTTTATACAAACTTGTTAAGTTTAATGATTTCTTAAATGTGTATCAAGGCACAAAAAAACGTGTAGATGTAGCTCCCCCAACTGAATTAGGCACGCTAGCTAGAACTGATTTTTTAAAAGAAGTTGGAGGAAATTTTTATCAACGATTTAAAGATATGCGAAGACCAAAGTCTTTACCACCAGAAGTAAAAACTATTTATGAAAAATATAACCTAGGTGAAATAGAAGGTGGTCATCCTTTTCCTATAGAATTTTTTACAAAAAAATTTGGTAAAAACAATACATTACAAAAAGATAGACAGTTTGATTGGATATACAGAAACAAAGATAAATTGTTTAGTAAAAATAATTTAGTGTTTCAAAGTAAAGAAGTAAATAAATTATTTCGTAATAGTATTAAAGATCTTAAAAAATTATATAAAGAGTTGGGCCCATATGTCGATAAATACGAAGGTAAGGGTGCAGTAACAAATCAAAAAGATATTTCTAAAATAGAAGAAATTAATAATGATATCATAGAGATCATTGCTAAATCTGAATTTGATGCAAAAAAATATATTGATGAAAGTGATAACAAAGTTGATCTAGAAAGATTTAAAACAGGTGGATTACATGGTGCTTTATTTAATACAGATACAGGGGAAGTATCTTTATATACTGGAGTTGGAGAAGGTGCAGGGTTTGAGGCAATTGGCAAAGAACCAACAGATGTAAAATTAAAATTAGCTGGAGACTATGCGGATATTATAAATAATGTTATCACTGATGAAACTGATAGAAAGATATTTACGAATTATTTAGATAAAGATCTATTACCAAAATTTCAGGAAGGGGGACCAGTATATGGCAAATACGCGAGACAAATCGCAGGACTATCCTAAGACCCATCTGTTGCCACCTAAATCAGGTCCAACACCACAGGGCTTGAATATTAATTATAATACTGTTAGAACAGTCAAATTGGAGAAAATAAATGGCAGACAAAATAGACAAGTCCTTGACGCAGAGTCCAAGAGGCAGCGTTAATATTCCAGGTCAGGAAGAAATAAACGAAGCTGTTGAACAGGAAATAGTAGAAGCTCAAGAGGCACCAGGACCAGTTGAAATAGAAGAATCAGAAGATGGATCGGTTACAGTTGACTTTGATCCTAACGCAGCATCACCAGAAGGTGGTGACGAGCACTATGCAAACTTAGCAGAATTTTTACCAGACGAAGTATTAGACGAGTTAGGTTCTACCTTAACTCAAAAATATAATGACTATAACGCGTCAAGAAAAGATTGGGAACAAAGTTACACAAAAGGTTTAGACTTACTTGGTTTCAAATACGATATGCGAACAGAACCATTTCAAGGAGCTTCAGGTGCAACTCACCCAGTGTTAGCAGAAGCAGTTACACAATTTCAAGCGTTAGCTTATAAAGAATTATTACCAGCAAACGGACCGGTTCGAACTCAAGTTGTTGGTGCACCAAGTCCAGAAAAAACACAACAAGCAGAACGTGTTAAAGATTACATGAATTACGAGCTCATGGAAAAAATGTCAGACTATGAGCCGGACTTTGACTCACTGCTCTTTTACCTCCCTCTTGCAGGTTCAGCGTTTAAAAAAGTTTATTACGATGAACTAGAAAAAAGAGCTACGTCAAAGTTTGTTCCGGCAGATGATTTGATTGTCCCTTATTCAGCTACCTCATTGGCTGATGCAGAGGCAGTCATTCACCGGATCAAGATGTCAAAAAATGATTTAAGAAAACAACAAGTAAATGGTTTCTATTTAGATATAGAATTAGGCACACCTGGCTATCAAGAAAATGACGTTGAGAAAAAAGAAAGAGAATTAGAAGGAACTAAAAAAACACAGGATGAAGATATTTATACTTTGATTGAGTGTCACGTAAATTTAGACTTAGAAGGATTTGAAGATCAAGACCCTGAAACAGGTGAGCCTTCAGGAATAAAAATTCCATACATTGTTACAATAGAATTAGCTACTAGAAAAATTTTATCTATTAGACGAAATTACGAAATTGGAGATCCGGACAAAAATAAAATAGATTACTTTGTTCACTTTAAATTTTTACCTGGACTAGGTTTCTATGGGTTCGGTCTCAT